AATAGAACCACAATCAGGCACAGCCTTAACAGTAGGAGCTAGTGGAGACACTATTACTGTTCCTAGCGGCGCAATTTTAAATGTTGCTTCAGGTGCAACTTTAACTAATAATGGTACTGCTACAGGATTTGCTAGCATTGATTGGCAATCAACAGTGGTTACAGGCGCTACACACACAGCGTCAGCTAATCAAGGTATATGGATTAACACTACATCTAATGCTTGTAATTTAACATTACCTGGTTCTCCTTCTGTTGGAGATCAATTAATTTTTTCTGATTTTAAAAGAACGTGGGGTTCTAATGCAGTAACATTAACTTTAAACGGATCAAAATTTCAAGGATTTACAAGCCCTGCTCCTGTTTATGATACAACAGGTGAAACAGTTCACATTGTTTATTCTGGTTCTACTCAAGGGTGGATTCCAATAAATGATGGAGCTGTTGCTAATGAAACACCACAAACAGCTTCTATTGAAATGTTAGTTATAGCTGGAGGAGGAGGTGGTGGTTCTTTAGCAGGTGGTGGTGGCGGTGGTGGAGGTTATAGAACATCAACTCAATCAGCTACAATAGGAACTGTAATTACAGTAACAGTTGGAGATGGTGGTGCTGGTAGTCCTGGTTCTCCAGTGGGTACTAATGGTTCAAATACTTCAATATCAGGTTCAGGATTAACAACAATAACATCTACTGGTGGTGGAGGTGGAGGTTCTAATGATAATAGAGACGGAGCTGCCGGAGGTTCAGGTGGTGGAGGTTGTAGAGCAACTGGTTCAGCAGGTGCAGGTAACACTCCAAGCACAAGTCCTAGTCAAGGAAACAATGGTGGTACTGGTGGAGATAATTCGCCTTACATAAATGGTGGAGGTGGTGGAGGTGCTGCTGGTGTAGGTGGAAGTCAAAATAATGGAGATGGTGGAACACCAGGCCCTGGAACAACAAGTTCTATAACTGGTTCTGCTGTTGGAAGAGGTGGAGGTGGAAGTGGTGGTTGTGCTACTGGAGGTTCTTCTCCTACTGGAAGTGACGGTGGTGGTACAGGTTCAAATACTGGAGGTGAAGCTGGAGCTAATGGAACAGCTAACACTGGCGGTGGTGGTGGAGGTGGTGGTTATTCAAGACCTAGTGGTCCAGGAAGTGCTGGAGGAAATGGTGGAAAAGGAGTTGTTATATTAAGTGTAGCCGATGCAGATTATTCAGGAACTACAACAGGAAGTCCAACGGTTGCTACAGGAGTTAGTGGTAAAACAGTTTTAACATTTAATAGTTCAGGGAGTTATACAGCATAATGGCATCATTCGCAAAAATAGGTTTAAACAATAAAGTAATAGAAGTTCTTTCAGTTCATAATAACGAATTAAAAGATTCTAATGGTGTTGAACAAGAAAATATTGGAATTGATTTTCTAACTAAATTAACTGGGTGGGCTGTTTGGAAACAAACTTCTTATAATACAAAAGGTGGAGTTCATAAATTAGGTAACACACCTTTAAGAAAAAATTTTGCTGGAGTAGGTTATACATATGACGAAGATAGAGATGCTTTCATACCACCTAAACTTTACAATAGTTGGACATTAAATGAAGATACTTGTTTTTGGGAAGCACCTGTTGTAAAACCAGAAACATATACACAAGGTTTTAAAGATGAAGATGGAAATTCTATACCAGATGTTTATATTTGGAACGAAACAAATCAAACTTGGGATTTAAATGAGTAGTATTATAAAAGTAGATACAGTTCAGGATACAGACGGTAATAATATTATCAACGAAAATGCTAATACTATTACTATCGGAGCTTCTGGAGATACTATAACTATTCCTGCTGGTGCAACCATTACTAACAATGGAACACAAACAGGATTTGGTAGAACAGGAACAGTAGACTGGCAAACGGGTTCAATTAAAACAGGAACTTTTACAGCTGTAAATGGAGAAGGTTATTTTATAAATACATCTGGAGGAGTTTCTACAATGACACTTCCTGCATCACCAAGCGCAGGGGATATTGTATCTTGTAAAGATTACTCATATTCATTTGCAACTAATAAATTAACTATTGGAAGAAATGGATCTCCTATTGGTGGAGACACAGGAAATGATCCAACATTTACTACAAACGGAACAGCTCTAACTCTTATTTACGTTGATGCAACAAAAGGTTGGTTAGTTATAAACGAATCAACAAATACAACTGAAGCAGACACTATTCCTACTGGTGGAACAACAGTTGAGTCTGGGGGTTATCGTTATCATACATTTACATCTTCTAGTAATTTTATAATTCCAACTGGTCAAACACACACAGTAGAATATATTATCGTTGCTGGCGGAGGTGGTGGTGGAACTGGAGGCGGTGGAGCCGGAGGAATGCAAAATGGTTCAGCTAGTCTTGGTGCAGCTACTTATGGAGTCGTAGTAGGTGGCGGTGGTGCACAAGGTTCTCCCGGTGCTAATGGAGCCAATTCTTCTTTTAATTCAGTAACTTCTACTGGAGGAGGAGGCGGTGGTTCGGGTCCTGCTCCTGGTTTAAATGGTAGTAGTGGTGGATCAGGTGGAGGTGGACACGGAGGTTGGTCACCACCCGCAGGATCTGGAGGTTCAGGAACTCCTGGACAAGGATATGCTGGTGGAGATGGTACTGGCTCTCCTGGTAGTTATGCTACTGCAGGTGGCGGTGGTGGTAAAAATGGTGGTGGAGCTAATGGTACTGGATCAGGAGGAGATGGTGGTAATGGTGGTCCTGGATCTAATAGTTTTTCAGCTTGGGCTACTGCTACATCAACAGGTGATGGTGGATATTATGCTGGTGGAGCTGGAGGTGGTGGACACGCACCAACTTCAAATGGTGGTGGAAATGGTGGAGCTGGTGGAGGCGCAGATGGTGGTGGAGACAATACACCTAGTGGAAATGCTGGTGCAGCCGTTGCTAACACAGGCGGTGGTGGTGGAGGTTCGTATGCAACAAGAACAAATGGTGCAGACGGTATTGTTATATTAAGGTACACAATATAGGTTAAATTTATGACACATTTTGCAAAAGTAAAAGATGGAATAGTTACAAGGGTAATAAGAGCTGAAGCAGAGTTTTTTGATACTTATGTAGATAATGAACCAGGCGAATGGATACTAACTTCTTATGATGGTAGTATTAGAAAAAATTATGCAGGTATAGGATTTACATATGATAAAGATAAAGATGCATTTATACCTCCTAAACCTTTTGACAGTTGGACACTTAATGAAACAACTTGTCAATGGGAGGCACCTGTAGAAAAACCAGACGATAATAATTTATATATGTGGAATGAAGAAACCCAACAATGGGATCAAGTTGATTGACAATTCTTAAAAAATAACATACTTTAATTTTTATAAGGTGGTGATGAAAAATTTAAAAGACTATATACTTCATTTAGATAACTGGATTCCTAAAAAAATTTGTAATAAATCCATAAAAGAATTATCTGAAGATAAAACGTGGGAACAACATAAATACCACAATCCTAAAGAACCAAATAAACTTTATACTGAAAATGGAGAAAGAGAACCCAATGTATGTCACGGAGATAACTTAACTCATTTTAATGATCTTTATAATTTAACTTGGAAAGCTTTAGAAAAATACATTGTTATTGAAAAAATAGGTGGTGAGGGTTTTGCTGGTTGGGAAGGTTTTTCTAAAATAAGATTTAATAGATATAAAAAAAATCAAATTATGTCTAAACATTTTGACCACATTCACAATATATTTTCAGGAGATGTAAAGGGAATACCAATTTTAAGTATTGTAGGGGTTTTAAATAATAATTATGAGGGCGGAGAATTTATTATGTTTGATGATTATGAAATTAAATTTAAACCTGGAGATTTAATTTTATTTCCATCTGTATTTTTATATCCACATTTAGTTAAACCAGTAACAAAAGGAACAAGATACTCTTTTGTATCTTGGTCTTGGTAATGACAAAACCAATAATACATAGTTTATTTCCAACTCCTATTTATACTACAAAAATAAATAGACCTTTTACAAAACAAGAATTAAATTTTGTAAAACAACAAAAAAAACATTGTTTTAATAATACAGGTAATATTAATTCAAAAGATAATTACATATTAAATAGAAAAGAATTTAAAAATATAAAAAAGTTTTTAGATAAACATTGCAAAGAATATTTAGATACAGTTATTTGTGCAAAAAATAATCTTGAACTTTACATAACTCAATCTTGGTTAAATTATACAGAAACAAATCAATATCACCACCAACACGCTCATCCTAATTCAGCAATATCTGGTGTGTTGTATTTTGATTCAGATATTAAAAATGATAAAATACTTTTTTCACATCCTATATCTTATCAACAAATGAGACCTGAAACAGAAAAATGGAATTTATGGAATTCTAAAACTTGGTTTTTTCCTGTAGAAACGGGTAATTTATTTATGTTTCCATCATCAACTATTCATCAAGTAGAAACTAAACAAGGTAATAACACAAGAATAAGTCTAGCTTTTAATACTTTTTATAAAGGTTCTATAGGATCTAACCACGCATTAACAGAGTTGATACTATAGAAATATAGTATATAATCTTTAAATGGAGACAGGGCACCACCACATACCCCCTGTCTCCTTTTAAGGATTATTTATGAGTTTAGGATTTGACGCAATATCAACATTACCATTTGCTACATCAACAAACATTGGTGCAGTAAATGTTCAAGTAACAGGAAATGCACTTACTATTACAATTGGTAGTATAGGTATTATTGCAGATTCTATTGTAGAAGCAGCGGATCCAAATAGACTTACATTAGGTCTTGGTACTTTAACTATTAGTGGTAAAGCTAATGTAAGTGTTACAGGATCACAAGTAGCATTAGGTCTAGGAACAATTACAGTTACTGCAGATGCTAATGTTTCACCTACAGGAAACGCGTTGACGTTAGCCACAGGAAATGTTACAGTAACAGGAGCGGCAAATATAAGTCCTGACAAAGTATCTCTTGCTTTAGATACAGTAGAGCCAGGAGTTATTACGTGGAACGATATAATACCAGGAGCAA